GCACGTTCCTCGGAACCAACGATGAACTGAAGCCCGAAACGAATCCCTGATTCCTCCTTTCATGTCGTAAATAACGTGACCGTGGGGCGGTCTCACACGCTAAGACGGTGAGATGGCCCCACTTTTAATTTCAAAAAATATGATAGACCCGAAATTTACTGAAAAGATTGCCCGCTGGCTTGACAGTGAGCACACCAAAACAGAGCTGATAGAGGAAGGCGCCCAGCTGCTGCTCTCCCTGAATCGCGATGGGGCCATGTACCAACGCATCATGCGCCGGCCACAACGGGAACTGAAGTTCCTCGAATACAAGTTGCAGCGGTTCCTCCGTCTGCGTCAGGACGGCCAGACCATCCGCGATGTCATCAAACTCAACGATGAGATAATGCCGGTACTGAAAACTGTTACCGACAAAGAACCGCTGCCCATTGAGGAACAGGCTTTGCTCCTTCCTGTCCTGCAGTCTGACGAGCAGGATGGTGGCAAGGAACAATTCGTGCGCAAGGGCATCCGTCCTGATCATGACCAGCTGCCTGCCGAGATACAGGCTATCTGGCCTGCCAATGCCGAGCGCTGGAAGAAGATCAAGGAGGCTTACGAGACCTGCAAGCAGCTCACTGAACCTTGCGACCGCTACGAGTACCTGAAGGTGCTTAAGGATACCTGGTACAAGTACAAGCAGGATATGGCCCGCTACGATGATTACCAGCTGACCGCTGATGGCGGTTCTGAGGGTGAGGGTGCTGCTGATCAGACTCCGACACTCACTCCTGAACAGGAGAAAGAATTGAAGAATGCTGACAGTTACATCTCGAAGAACCTTCCCCAGATGCAGCAGCTGGCCGCCGCTGCCAAGGAGGAAGACTTCAATGATGAGCAGAAAAAAGCTCTCGAGAGTCTGCGCCAGCGCATCCAGCAGCGCGTCGATGTACTGTTGAAGTGTGGCCGCACGCTCACCGATGAGCGTCGTGAGCAGCTGCTGCAGTGTGACATTAAGGTTAGTCTCGAAGCCGCTGGTGCTGAGGACAATACCGAAACCCCGCAGAACGATGAGCAAGGGCAAGAGTCCGAGTGAGTTCCTGCGTCCCATGGCCACGCACCCGCTGCAGTCGCATCTGGGGCGTGGCCTTCATACATTGGGACTGCTGGGCTGGATCCTGGAACAGACAGGACCGGCAGATGTCTATGTCAGCACCTTCTCTACATCTGATGCCTTCCTGAGAGGCTTCTATAACCTGAAGAAAAAAGACCTGGTACTGAAAAGTGTGCTGCTGGCAGACCTGAAGGCCTCGAAGAAAACCTACCGCCTCTATAAGGAGATGCAGCAGAACTTCGATGCCGTCTACCTCTCTCAGAACCACTCGAAGGTGGTACTGGTGCAGAACGATGAGTGGACGGTGACGGTCATCAGTTCGCAGAACCAGACGTATGGCGACCGTGCCGAATGTACGCTGGTCACTACCAATCAGGAAATATTCTATCAACAGTACAGCGGTTTCAGCGAACTCGTTGATAATAACTCAATTCAGTTAAATGGACTATTCGAACGACTTATTGACCAAAATAAAAGACCTTGCCAGTCAACTGACTCCCCCTCAGGAGATTTCCGTATTATTGGATATTGATGAGACGGAGCTGTGTGCGGACATCAACACCTTGGGCCATCCGGCCCGCAAGGCTTTTATGAAGGGCTATAGTGAAACGGCCCTCCGGCTGCGCAAGCAGAATCTCGACCTGGTGGATGCCGGCAGCCCTGCAGCCGACGAAGCGTGCCGCGTCTATCTGCGCCGCATGACACGTGATATAGAAATATGAGCCTTCCTGTCAACATAGACCAATACGCTGAATTCCTGCCAGTGGACAGCAGCGAACTGCGCCTGCAGATGGTGCCCGAAGACACCATCTTGCGGGTGGAACGGCTGCGCGAGCTGAGCAGCTACTGGCGCAGTTATCCCAGCACGTCGCCCAAGGAACTGGTGAACCGCTGCATGCAGCTCTTCCATGTGGGAAAGAGCCAGGCGTATGACGATATCCATCTACTTAAGATCCTTATCGGCAATCTGGAGGCAACCACCAAGGAGTTTGCCCGGTGGCGGGTGAACCAGATGATAGAGGAAGACCGACAGGCCGCACGGCGTGATGGCGACTGGCGGGCCGTGGCCTCGATGCAGAAGAACTACATCCTGAACAACCAGACGGATAAGCCGGACACGCCCGACATGGCCTTCGACAAGATTGTGCCGCTCCAGATAGAGCCGACGGATGACCCGAGCGTATTGGGCATCAAGGCACCGAAGAACCTCCGCGCCCGCCGCGACAAACTTATCAAGCAGTATTCGAAGGATGACGAATACGCTGAATATACTGAGGTGCCACCGACCGATGATAAGGAGGAATAGCGATGGCAGAGACTCAGAAGCAATACTTCAACGACGCACAGCTCTACCCGCTCTATATGTCGCCACGCGACCTTGTGTGTGAGATGGGGCGTGGCACGGGCAAGGGCCTTATCGACGCCACACGGGAGATGCAGGTTTTCCAGCAGATGCCAGGCAGTAATACCGGCTTCGTCTCTCCTTCCTACAAGAAATGCCTCACCACCACACTGCCCTCGCTCCTGGTACACTGGGAGCGATGGGGCTACAAGCGCGACATTCACTACACCGTGGGCAAGAAGCCTTGGAAGGCGCTGAAGTGGAAAGACCCCATCTTCACCCCGCAGAACTGGGAAAACTGCATCGGCTTCTACAACGGCAGCGTCTGTCAAATCATCAGTCAGGACCGCGAGGGCGCCAGCAATGGTCTATCGCTTGACCATATCCTCATCGATGAAGCAAAGTTCGTGGACTACGAGAAGCTGAAGAACGAGACGATGCAGACAAACCGTGGCAACGAGATGTACTTCCGGGGGTGTCACTTGCACCACGGTCTGACAATCACCTGCGACACCGCCACCACCAAGAAAGGCTCCTGGTTCATGCAGTATGAGGATAAGCAGGACAAGGAACTCATAAAGGTCATCGAGGGACTTGTCTATATGAAGTGGCAGACCCAGCAGCGCATGAAGACCCACCCGGAGCGCATTAAGTATTACCGGGCTGAAATTCAGAAGATTGACCGCGACCTCTTCACCCTCCGTAAGAACTGCCTGCTGTACTGCCGCTATCCCTCGCTGTTTAACCTGGCCGTACTGGGTGAGGACTTCATTAGGCGCATGAAGCGCGACCTGCCGGCACTGACGTTTGCCACCTCGATCATGTGCAAGCACATCGGCATAGCCAGGGATGGATTCTATGGGTCCATGCGCGAGAGCGTCAACTGGTACACGGCTCCCAATACATCGAAGCTGGCACTGGAGATGGTGGGCAGCCTGGAGGATGACAGCCGTCTGGATGCTGACTGTGACCCGAATGCCCCATTGGTGATAGCCTTCGATGCGAACACGAACATTAACTGGCTCGTGGTCGGCCAGGTGGGCATTGACGGCAAGCTCTATGTGCTGAAGTCGTTCTACGTGAAGTACGACACCATCGATGCCGTCGTGGCGCTCTTCAATGCCTATTACAAGTACCACAAGAACCGTCAGGTGTACTTCGTATTCGACTCGACGTTCAAGGGGCAGGGCTACGGTGCCAACCAGAACGAGGACTTCTATATTCTCATCACCAACTTGCTTCTTTCTGCCGGATGGGTGGTGGAACAGGTGTATATCGGCAATCCCATGCACCACGTGGACAAATATCATCTCATCAACCGCATGTTCGTAGGCAAGGCCGCCCATCAGGTCTTTATCAACCAGGATAACAATGCAGACCTCCTTCTCTCGATCACTACCGCCGCCATCTACAATGAAAAGAAGGATAAGCGAGGCGAGAAGCTGGCCGAGACAGAGGAAGACAAGCTCGAGGCCCGCACCGACGGCTCTGATGCTTTCGATACTCTGTGCATAGGTGTGGAGAAGTTCATCCCGGCATACGCCTTGCAGCCATCGACGGGCTTCACATCCTATTTTGGCGGTTGAGACATTCGTCTGCTGCAATCTCGTACTGCTTTCATTGATTTGTTTTAGATTTTTGGTTAATGCTTGGCAGGCTTTCGCAGTGATGCGCAGGTCTGCTTCTTTTTTTATGATGGTTGCCACAGCCCTTGTTGTCAGTTCCTGTTTGACATTTGACCACGACCGCAGATGTTCTTTTTCCTTCATGGCTTGATTTTAGTGTGCCATACGGTTCTTGAATGGATGACTGTCAGCTTCTGATTGCGCCCACCGTGCCCCGCCCACCCTGGCCGTAGTGGTGCCTGTAGGCAGCACTATTGCCCGGGGACGGTGGGCGCAGCGGGTATAACCCGCAGTTTTGGTATGCAAAGCATCTGTGAAGGTGGCCCATCAGCATCTTTCATGCGGTTCTTCTGCCTGGTAGTGGCAGCGGATGTGTCAATAGGTTTCTCCCTCACACTTGGCTCTTTGCCGCCTCGGTAGATGATTGACGTTGCCGGATATTACCTGCTTGTGCGATTCCCGGACGGCTTTTTCTCGTTGAAACGATGTTGTAACTGGATTCTATGTGCCATAATGATTTTACTTGTTTCGACATGTTTTGCCTCTTGCCTCTGGCACTCTTCTATTTTTCCTTTGCAAAGTTAGCGCAGGCGGCATACTGCAAGGTCAAGCAGCG